ATGGAAGATGCTTATGGTTTAAGAGCAAGTGTTAAGATACCTAATACAACTTTGGGTAATGACTTGTATGAGTTATACAAAGATGGTCATATCACAGAACATAGTATCGGATTTCAGACTATTAAGTCACAACAGAAATCAGGGTACAATGAAATCAATGAAATAAAATTGTTTGAGGGAAGTTCAGTATTGTGGGGTGCAAACGCAAATACACCAACAGTAGGAGTTAAAAGTCAGATTAAGTCAACTCTAGTTGATGAGATGGGTAAAACCATTAAGTCATTGAGAAATGGACACTTTACTGATGAAACTTTTGAGTTGTTAGAACTTAAACTCAAGCAGTTACAACAATATCTATCTGAAATGGAAGATGAAGAGTCAATCTCTCCTGAGCCAACCGCTGAAGAAGCATTGCCAACTGAGGAAGAAGATCCGATGATTTCCGTAGAAATAGAAATAAACAAATATTTACAATCATTTAAAATTTTCAACTAATGGTAGAAGAAATTAAAAGTGCATTCGAAGGCATCAAATCCGAAGTAAACGGAGCAATCGAAAGTGCGAAGGCTGATAATGCTAGTGCATTAGAAAGCGTAAAGGCTGAATTAGAAGCTACTAAAGCTTCAATTACAGTTGTTAAGGATGAAATAGAAAAATTGGAAGCAAAACAAAATCGTGTTAAAATGAATCAAACAGAAGTAAAAGGGTTTAATGCTACCCTTGCAGAAGCTATCGAACAAAATGGTGATAGCTTAGCGAAATTAGCTCGTGGTGAACAAAAGCGTTCAAGCTTTATCTTGGATAGTAAAGCAGTTGGTAATATGACAGAAGCGGTTAACCTTACAGGTGACATCACTCGTCAATATGCTAATCAAGTATATGCTTTACCTAGTCGTAAAGTGCATATGAGAAGTTTATTACCAATCGGTAGTTTATCTCAAGGTTTATTTACTTTCCCTTACGAAAGTGGTGGAGAAGGTGCTCCAGCAGCTCAAGTACAAGGTTCTTCTAAAGCTCAAGTTGATTTTGATATTACAATGAAAGATGCAGCAGCTCAGTACATCGCTGGTTATGTTCGTATCTCTCGCCAAATGTTAGATGATATTCCTGCTATGACTTCTTTCTTACAATCTCGTTTGTTAGAAAAGTATTTAGTTGCTGAAGATGCTCAAATCTTAAGTGGTGATGGTACTGCTCCTAACTTACAAGGTATCCTTCCTGTAGCTACTGCTGCAACTGGTGCTGCTACTGTAGATGTTGAGCAATTAGTTCAAGCTATTGCTCAGTTAGAAACTTCTAACTATTCTGCAACAGGTATTTTGGTTAACCCAACTGATTGGGCTGCTATCATGAACACTAAGAACACTAACGCTGCTTACAGCTTACCTGCTTCTACAGTTGTTACAACTGATGGTAATGTATCTATCGCTGGTATTCCTCTTTACAAATCAACTGCAATCGCAGTAGATAAGTTTGTAGTAGGTGACTGGTCTATGGGTGCTCAAATCATGCAAAATCAAGGTATCTCAGTTCAATTCTCTGAATTTGATGCTGATAACTTTACAAAGAACATGATTACTGTAAGAGTTGAAGCTCGTATCGCTTTACCTATCTATTACGCAGGTGCGTTTATTTATGGTGATTTTGGAAATGTTTAATCTTTAATTAGATTTACAATACAAGGGGATAGCCTAGAAAGCTATCCCTTTTTGTTTACACTAAATTTTAGTTATTTTTGTAAAAATTAGCATAATGCAGATACTAAGAGATGTAACGACTACAGTAGCCCCTTCGGCAACAATCGTTACCTTACAAGCAGCGAAAGATTATTTAAGGGTAGATTATAGCGAGGATGATACTTTGATTACTAGCCTTATAGATACCGCTAGGATCAGATTAGAGCAGTACGCTTCAGTTGCTATGACTGCTAGAACCCTAAAGGTGGTAGCTTATGTAGATGAGTTTATTGAGCTTCCTTATGCACCTATTAACACTATTTCATTGGTAGAATATTGGGATGGTGCTAGTTGGGTAGCAATGACAGTTGGGGATTATAGAGTTTTGGGTGATACCTACAAAAAGGTTTATTTCACATCCCCTATTATGAGTGAGTTTAGATTCACTTATACTTGTGGATATGCCACTACTCCAGAGTCAATGAAAACGGCTTTGTTGAAGATGGTAGGTGATTTGTACGAATACAGAGAATCAAGTGTTGAAAGCTCTAAACCTTCAGCTAACTTAACAACGGCTTACGAACTAATGAAACCTTACAAAAGGGTAAGTATTATCTTCTAATGATAGGACAATTAAGAAATAGGATTACTTTTAATACTAAAACAAGCGTTTCTGATAGTGCAGGAGGGTTTGTGAATACTTTAGTACCATACTACACTTGCTGGGCCGAATTGGTCACTAATACCAATTCTAGGACTAATATAGCAGGTAAGGATAGTATTAATGATGGAGCTACATTTAGAATTAGATATACAACAGGAAAGGTGTTTACTAATGCTCTTGTAATAACTTGGAAGTCAAGGACTTATATGATTAACTCTATTATCAACGAAGCTGACTTGAATCAATATTATTTAATAGGTTGTGCAACACTTAAGTAATGGCAAAGTTTGGTGTAAAAATATATGGTGTTGATGCGATAATCAAAAGGTTTGATGCAGCCCCTCAAAAAATGATGGATGAATCTAAGCTTATTATTGATGCAGCAGTTATAGAAATAGCAGCTAAGGCAAAGCAACAAGTAGCAGTAAAAACAGGAGCTTTAAAGGCTTCTATTAGACACGCTAAATATCAACCAGGCAAAGGAGCTAGTGTAAGTGCAGGTAATACGAATGTAAGATATGCTCCTTATGTGGAGTTTGGAACAGGAACAAGATTTCAGATACCTGTTTATCAAAATGTAAATATGGCTGACTTAGAAGCTTATGCTTTAACATTCAAAAAATCAAAGAAAGTAATAGGTGTTCCATATAGACCATATATGTTTAGTTCTTATAGCGAAGTCTTTACATCTATGATTAAGAAATTGAAGTCTGTTAAGATATAAATATATTTCATTAAATTTGTACCAAAATGAAGGACTGCGGATATACATTAAGGAAAGCTTATTATGATAAGTTTATCTCGGCTTCCTACTCATTAGCTGCTTATGATACCATAGCACCTGACACAGTAGAACCGCCTTTTTTGATTATCAGTAGTCAGACACAAGTGGACAATAGTAATAAACAAAGCTATGCTTTCGATGTTACTATCCAATTTGACATAGTTTATAGGACTTTTAAAGCAGGAGAAGTAGGGCAGAAAACGGTTGATACTTATGCCAATGAGTTATTGGAAATAATAGGAACTAGACCACCTAATTATCCTAATACCGCACCTGATTTTAAAATTGTGACTTGTAAGATTGCTAGTAATATTGCTACCTTTGACTATGTGGATGAGGCATATGTGTTTAGAAGGGTGATAACAATGGATCATTTCGTGAATCAATTAACATAAAAGAAAAATAAAATAAAATGGCAACAACAAGTGTATTTAACGGAACTTCATTAGTAGTTCTAATCGGAAGTGAAGTAATAGGATTTGCTACTTCATGTTCTTTAAGCATTGCAATAGATGCTCCTGATGCTTCTACTAAACAAAGTTTAGGATGGGCTGATGAGATTGGTGGACAAAAATCATGGTCTTTAACAACTGATGGCCTAGCTACAGTAGTTCCTGGTGCAGTCGCTAATTATATAAGCACAACAGAATTAGCTAATTTTGCTATTCTTAGACAACCAGTTACTGTTAAATTTACTACAGTAGATAATGGTACAAGTCCAACTCCAGGCGTAACTCCTGTCCCAAATGATACATATTATTCGGGTTTGGCTTTTATTGAGAGTGTAGATATGACCGCTGACATGGAGAATCCAGTTACTTACTCAGTTTCTTTTAAAGGAACAGGGCCATTAACTATTGGTACCAACGCATAGTAAAAACAAACCAAAAAAACCAAACATATGAGAGGACAATTTGAATTAACTCTTTCCGATGGAAAGAAGATACCGATGCGTTTTTGTACTTGGAGTCTTAAAAGATTCTGTCAATTACAAGGGATAGGGCCTTCTGACATAGGAGAGGCTTTAAGTGGCAAAGATTCACTTGATGCTATTGTTAACTTACTGAAATCGGGTGCAGAATATCCATTATATTCTCAAGGAATCACTCCAAGCTTTACAGAGATGGAAGTGTGTGATTGGATAGATGATATTGGAGGAATGGGTGGACAAAAGTTCCAAGATGTGATGTCAGCACTTTCAGAAAGCATGAATAGCGGTATAGAAGATAAGCCAACAAAGTCAAGTAAAAAAGATGGAGTAAAAAAAAATTAGAGTGGATTGACATAGAAAGATATACAATGGGGGAGTGCAAAGTGCTTCCCCATTTGTTTTGGGAGATGACCATGGCTGAATTAGATTTTGTGTGGTATGGATACAGGCACGAAGAAGAACAGAAGTGGGTTAGAACTAGATGGCAGACAACACTACTAATCAATATTCAATTACCAAAGGGTAAGAAGGTTAAGCCACAAGAGCTTATTGAATTAGACTGCGATACTCGTAACTTTGTAAAGCAAAGAGTAATGACAAAAGAAGAGCTAGAACAAGTTTTAAATAAATACAAAATCGTTAAACCGATAAGATAATGGCAGATAATCAAATGGTTAAAATAGTCTTTGACTTTGATCTAGGAAATGTTCCTGCATCAGCAAAGAAGCTTAGCCAATATTTAAAGGATAATAGTTTAGACTTAAAGTTTACTAAGGCAAGTGTAGATGGTTTATCTGCTAGTTTAGGACAACTATCTACTCAACAAACAAAAGCAGGTAATGCTGCTGCTGCCGCAGGTAATCAGCTTAAGAAATCAAATATGCAATGGACAAACCTTGCATTAGTTATTCAAGATTTACCTTATGGTTTTAGAGGTATTCAGAATAACCTACCTGCCCTTATGGGTGGCTTTGCAGGAATGACAGGGCCTATTTATTTAGCTGGTTCTGCCCTTATCGCCTTTTTTACTGCGTGGGATAATGGATTTTTTAAATCTAAGACATCAGCAGATAAATTAAAGGAGAAAACAAAAGAACTTAGAGATGAAATAATCAAGTCAACACAAAGTGCTAGAGAACAAGGAATTACATTATTAGCATATGTAGCTATAGCAAGAGATGTAACGCAATCAGAAAATACTAGAAATGAGGCACTAGAAAGAGCAAATGAAATATATGGCAGACACAATCAAAAGCTAACTCTTGCTAATATTAATACTGAAAAAGTTAAAAAGAGTCTTGATGGATACATAGAAAGCTTAATTCAATTAGCGGTAGCGGAAAAATATGCAGGTCAGATTGCAGATAATATAATAGAACAAGGATTAATACAGGCAGATATTGATGAGGCTAACATTAAAAGAAAAAATTTATTATCTGAAATAAGAGGTAAACAAACAAACGAATCAAGAGATTTAGTTGATGTTTATGATGATTATTATGTGGTCTTAGATGAAATAAAAAGTCTTGAAGATGCAAAGTCTGTATCAATGGCTAATGGCACAAAGACAATAGAATTACACTCTGCTGCAATGAAGAAAGCAGTATTATTAGCTGGTAAATATGGTAGAGTTCCAAAAGCAGAATCTAACAAACAAGAGATATCAGATAGAGAAAAAGCATTAGCAACAATAGCCGAAAACGAAAGAAAGGCAGCTTTAGAATTATATGATGAAAGAGATAAAGAATTAAGACAAATAACATCAAAGTATAGAGAGCAAATTGATTTAGCTACTAAATATGGCCAAGAAACTATAGTTTTAGAAGAAGCATGGAGAGCAGAATTAGCAGCAGTAAGAAAAAAGTGGGATGATAAGGAAGCTAAAGATGCACAAGAAATAGCAGACAAAATAGCTAAAATACAACTTGATACTAAATTTGATTTAGCTAGTGCTATTGCTAAAATAAACTCTGATTTTGCTAATGAGAATATTAAAAATGTAAATGCTGAATTATCATCTACATTAAAAGCAACTAAAAATAATTATCAAGCACAAGCATCTGCTATTAATTTGGCAATATCAAAGCTTACCGAATACAGAGATATAGCTAAAGAGGCTGGTTGGAGTACAACAGAATTTGATGATGCTATTAAAAATTTAGGATTTTCATTAGAGGGGCTAGTTGATCCAATAGAAAATTTTAATACGCAATTAACAAACATTATAAACAATACGCTATCTCAATTAGGAGCTAGTATAGGTGAGTCTATTGCATCTTCTTTATTAGGAACTGGTGGTTTGCAAAGTGCTTTAGATATGTTTTTGAGTGTATTAGCAGGTGGATTAATACAAGTTGGTGAATTAGCAATAGCGACTGGTATAGCTATACTAGGAATTAAAAAAGCATTAGAAACATTAAATCCTTATGTAGCAATAGCGGCAGGTATTGCATTAATTGCTTTAGGTAGTTTTGTTAGAGGAAGTTTACAAAAGAAATCAGAAGGCTTAGGTGGAACTAAAAAGTTTGCAAACGGAGGTATTATTAGTGGGCCTACAATGGGGTTAATGGGTGAATATCCTGGTGCTAGAAGTAATCCAGAGGTTGTTGCACCATTAGATAAACTTAAAGGTTTAATGGGTGGAGGTGGTGGAACATTAGAGGCTAGAATAAGCGGAAATGATTTACTAATTTTGATGAATAAGGCTCAAAGAAATAATAATACAACATTCTAAATGGCATACGGAGTAAAATACGAAATGGTATTCAATAATATTTATGTGCAAGATCCGTCACAAGCGTTATCTGCATATAGATTAAGAATATTAAAGAAGGATTACACAGGGGCTGTATACGCTTTAAAATGCGGTACTACCCCTATTGTTCTAGAAACCATAGACAATGAGGGTAATTCATATACTCCGATAATAGCAACTAGGGCAACAGTAAATGCTATTATAGATGAAAACTTTAATGTTTTAGATTTCTTTAGCCCATATGACGATGACTTTAGACTAACATTGGAAATAGGTTCTTATTCAGGTTCTTTTACATCTAGTTCAACTATTTGGACAGGAGTTTATTCGCCTGTTGAAAATGTTAATTTTAATGTTACAGGCATAAAGGAAATATCTCTTGTTTTTATAGATGGATTATCTAGGCTAAAGAACAGTAAATATTATTTTAATGTAGATAATTTATTAGGCTTTTTAGCAACAAGTAGCAATACTATTATACAATATCTTAGTGAATGTTTAAGAAAAACTGATTTAACGCTAGATATATGGGTTAATCAGTACTACGAAACAAGTTCTGTTTCAGCTCCTAACATTGATTTTATATCAATTAAGAAGAACTTTTTTGCTAAACAACCTGGGGAATATTATACTTTTTATGAGATACTAGAAATGTTTTGTAGAATATATGGATGGGAAATATACCAACAAGATAGCCATTGGATGGTACAAAGCTATGGCTCAGTAACAAGAGAATCTACATATAAGTATTATACATATACATACATATCAATATCTGGTGTAACGGTAACTGGCTCTTTCCCAGCAACAATAACAGTAGATGCTACTAATGACTTTAAACAAGTTAGTCAATCATTATCAGTTACATTAAATAGAGGCAAAAATTCATTAAAGCTTATTAGCCCTATTAACAATGTGGCAGGTATGTTAAATGGTTTCTTCCAATCTTGGACATTTAGTACTCCTGATGCCTTTACCGTAGCTGGAACTCCTACTATTAATAAATATAATACTAATGGCGGTTTAGAGTTTACATCTTATGCATTAAGCGAAGCATCTTTAACAAACTTTATATTTAGTGATCCTATTCCAATAAAGTCAGGTGATTATTTAAATATAGCATGGGATGATTTAAATTATGCCAATGGCAGACCTAGATACAGAATTGAATTATCTCCTACAGATATAACAATACCAACGCAATTTTTAAATAATAGTGCAGTATGGAGTGCCACACCAACATTACTATCTTTTTTTAGTACTGTTTCTCCTACATGGAAAAACACAATAGTTGTTCCATATGACGGAATATTAAAGATATACATATATGAGCCATATTGGGATGGTACAGGTACGCTACCTACTTTTCTTACAAGCAGTTTTATAGTCAACCTTTTTGGCTCGACTACTCAGGTTTTTAATTATGATGCTATGCAAACGCAGATAGTTGAAAGCACTTTGTATAATAGTGGAGAAGAGGAATTTACTTATGGCCCATATTTTATGCAAAATGTTTTAGTTCAATCAGTACCAAATAATTCAACATATAATAATGCTGGAGCAGCAGCTACATCTTATTATATTGGAACCATAACTAATTCACAAGGATTGGCAATAGTACCTAGTAGTTTTGGTAGAGGTGCAGCAGGAAGTGTGCCATTATTTGAATTAGCTTACCAAGATATAGGCATAGATGAATTACAAACACAATATGTTTTAGATGGAGATTTTAAAACAAAAGGATATTGGATTAATCAAAAGTTTCAATACGACTTTACAGGGACTGGTAGCAATATATACAACTACCTTTTAAAATACTTTAGATGGGATGTAAAAGGTGCGGTTCAGACATCTAAATTAAATAAGATTAATTTTAACGGAACTGATTACCCTTTCGTACAAAACCCTCTAATATTAAAATTAAAATAATTATACAATGGCATCTGCGATTAACGGAACGAATATAGTTTTATATGAATATGATAGCAACGCTATATATTACTTTAATGGAGGTACTGCACAAGGCACTTTTGATAGTATTGTGTGTAAGGAATTAAGCAGAAGCCAAGTAGCAGGTACTTCAGTTGACTTCACTAAAACAGGAGCAGGTACAATAGCTGCGTTTATTACGGATGCACTTGATCCTGGTGTTACAACCATCCCAGCAGGTACTTGGACTTTTAGTGCTTATTATTCTATTTTAACTGCCTTTGCAGGTGCTCAAGTTCAGTATAAACTATACAAGTATAATGGCAGTATTGCTACCTTATTGTTTACATCCTCAGCAACCACTCTTACAGCCCTAACAAAGACCTTATATTCTACGGCAATGACAGTCACTCAAACGACTATAGCTGCCACAGATAGGCTTCTAATTGAGGTTATTTACGCAGGTACAACTACCAACCAAATTACTCTTTATACGCAATCAAGCAATGTAGCTCAAGTAACTACTACAATACCCTTAGGAACTCCGTTTGGAGCTTCAACTAATTGTACTTTTAATACCTCTGTAGATCAAGTAGAAATTACCACTTTAGCAACAGGTTCTTATAAGGAATATATAGGTTCTCAAGTGAATTGGAATGTAAGTGTAGATGGCTTAATTGCCTTGTCGGGTTATTCTTATTTATCTTTATTAAGTAAGCTTCAAAATAAGCAGTCAATAGAAGTTAGGTTCTCAATAGATAACGATAATGGAGATGGAAGCGGAATTTACGGATATTCTATTATTGCAGGAACTTGTAACATAATCTCTTTGGATATTAATGGCCCAATGGAGAACGCTTCATCTTATTCAGCTAACCTACAAGGAACAGGTGCTTATTCAATAACAGGAACTCAAGTAATAGACGGAGGTTCTACAATATCAACTTCAAGCGTGAATAGTTTTTCTTATACGGCAGCAGGTGGTGAAACAAGTGTGACTTTTGCAGGTGCAATCGGAGCTACTTGTATATCAGTTACAAGAGGTGGTGTAGAGGTTAGGTTAATAGCTACAAGCGGTACTCCAACGGATGAGAATGTTAGCTTTAATAGTGCCACAGGAGTTCTTACCTTTGCAACGGCAAGACCATTAGAGGTGGATGAGTTTGTCAGAATGATTGTAAAATAATTAATTAGAAATAGAATGAGTCAACAAATACAGATTACTGGAGGTGCGAAAGTTAGGGATTTACAAGATGTCATTA